TTCGATAAATACAAATTCCCGCTTTCAGCCGGAAAAACGGCTGTACAATCCAGATATTCTACGGTCTGGCAATAGGTCAACAGACGCTGACCGCACATACGCAAGAAAAATAAAAAGGCATTTACAAAACTACCGACATGAACGATCCGTATCTCGGGATGATAATAACTGAAAGGTTTACCAACCGGCTTATTATTTCTTAGTAAAAAATAACGTGCCTGTTCCCCACATTGATCTGCCGATCTTATGACGGAAGATTCTTCTGCCGTTGCTTCGGTTGCATTATCCGCTACCGGCTGAGGGGCAGTTTCTACAACGGGAATTGTTTTCGGAATTTCCTTTCGGAACGGATAGCGGATCTTCTCCCCCATCCGCTTGAAAAAAGTCAATTTCATGCCTTGTCCGTTTAACCGTTGAACTTGCTTTTTCTCTCCAAATTCTCCTGCGCATTCTGAACTTTCCGCAATGCGTCAAAAGCTGCTTTCGACTTCATGCGGTCTATGTTCAAACGCAAGTGACAGGATGGACACTGCAAGGCATTGGATGTCAATAATTCAAAGATCGATGTCTCAATAAATGCTCCGCATTGCGGGCACTTCATCCCGGCTTTCTGTTCACGGGCATGTTCGGCTACATTATTCATTTATTTCCTCCTTCCGTTATTTCTTCTGCTTCAGTTTCTTCTACTTGCATATTGCTCGCCGTCAGATGTAACAGATTAGACAATCCCGCAGGCATATCTGCCTGACGCATCTTCACTTTCACTTTCATATTTGCCGACAAGCTCTGCTGCACATTCGAAGTGCTGCTGCCTTCTCCCTGTTTGGGAGTAAGATAATTAACAATAACATTCTATTATACAAAGACTTACGAACAAAGAAAAAACAATATGTTGAAACAGTGTGTCAACAGCTGCCAATATTTTGAAGAACTAAGGATTAATAAGATTGATGATACCTTGTCTCCCTATTCCGGTAATCTTTCTATGGTAGATAATATGGCCATTGTCAGCAACCTCTTGCTTTATATCAAACCAGCCAAGAGTAGCGTATTTAGTATATGGCACCCACGTCTGATTAACTTTGTATTGCACACCAAGTTCCTTTAAACGGTTATTAAGTTCAATTGCCGATTTAAGTCCCAATTCTTTGGCAACTTCCGTACATGTATAGGTTTTATTTACATGAGTAAGAACAGCTACCTGTTTCTCTGCTTCAATGCGTGCTGACCGTTCTTCTTTTAACTTAGTGAGAAGCTCAATACCGAAATCCGGATTATTCAATATCTGGTCAATAACATTGTCAGTAGCATATATGCCATGCTTGCGGATAGATGGTAGCACTTCACCACAAACCCAATCTTGAAAAAGTTCTGCCTGTGATTTATCAGACCGCATAATAACTTTATAGAGATTTTGCTCACTAATGAAGGTTGCTTCTTGTGTTCTACCTAAAGAATCGATGACCTCGGTAAGAACTACCCCATCTGGTTTTAATCGCGATTTACAGTCACTCGTGTTCTTAATTTCGAGAACCCTACAAACATCTGCAAGGCAGAATAGTGGTTCTTCACTTGTTCCGGCTACTCTAACTTCACCAAACGATTCATTCTTAAAAATCTGAATGTTGTCCATAATAAAGTCTTTTCGTTCGAGGACGTACCGCATTTCTTCATGCGGAGATAAAAAGACGAAAGCCATGCAGGGGGTTGCGACCTACACAGCTTTCTATATCTTAATCCTCTGATTAATTCTAATTTTAATAAGTACAACCCAAAGCACTGCAAATATATAAATAATTTCAGAAATGTCAAATATACATTGAGAATAATCAAAAAGGCCTATTTTATCTCATAAGATGAAAAACAGAACTAAAATCAAGTAATTAGTCAGAAAAATTACGGGGATTATAATTTTACCACATGAAAAATAGAACATTTTCACAACATCCAATACACCCTCGCCAATATCGCACAGAAAGCGCAATACGGAATGTCAGAATCGACGATATCGATCAATGTAGATATAATACGGTCAAAGATTTCTTCTAAACGTTCCATAACATAACCAACAGAAGTCTACAAAAATCGGAATGGTACCGATCATCGACTTGTTCCAACAATATGTCCAGCTTATCGTTTTTCATTGTCAAGAACTGATTTTATCCGTTCTTCAGTAAAACCAAAACGGGCAGCAAACTTTTTGAAAGCGCCCATCCTGCCACCCGGAATAAGAGCATACATACTATTAATAGGAGTATCGCTCTTCAATGCTTTCTTAATTTCTTTATTTTTCATGAATTAACGTATTAAATGTTTGACCTTGTTTTTACAGCAATCACACTCACATAATAATGACTTTGCATATTCCCACGTCTTTTCAACAATATCATCACCGATATACTGTATTTCTTCACCGTACGGATCTATGCCGATGGCCTGACATATATGGGTAGCCATGTGTCCACATTCGTGCCTCCATGATTTAGCAAACTCCTTTGGGGACGAAGTAAGGGCAATAACCATTACTGTTTCCCGGGTGCCGAAATTAGAGTAAGTAACTCCGGTATTCAGGTTGCCGGAGTTTATGTTATCGTACGCAGTACGGAGCATATTACCGTCGCAGCCGATAGAGTGCATATAATCCAATATTTCTTCCGTGTAATACGTATCTACTGCGTAATACACCATGCAGTTCCAGTCATATTTGGATAGTATAAACCGTTGCCTTATCATTTATCAAAGCATTTCGTCCCACTCTATAGGTATTCCAGCCGCAATCATTGTAACATACCATCTTCGCATCGTTGTTCCATCAGGTGCGTCAGGATCATCAATCGTGTCTTTTACATACAATGCTTGATACTGTTCGTTCGGAACAGATGATTTAAGAAAATCGGCTTTGCACATATTAGCTACATATACGTAGTCATAACCGATCTTATTTTTAAGAGTTACACCGTATTTAGTTAACAGTGCGTCCACCTCGTCCTTAGACATCGCAGGCAGTTTTTCTTTTTCTCCGTTCTGACCCTTCCATTCCATTAAAGAAACAGCAAATTCACACATTTTCTTGTTGAAATGCCATCCAAAATGCGAAAGATATACTTCCATTTCTTCCGGTCTTCTATCTCTTATATCCAGAGGTTCTCTTTTCATGACTTAATAAGGTTATAGGGAGCAGATAAACTACTCCCTAATTAAACATTAGCGATAGCGTGAATAGCGTCCGGTACCCCGTACACCACGTCTTTCACCCATACCACCACGATTAGAATTACCACCTCGGCCATAACCACCGCGTTCACCCATGGTTTCTTCGTCAAAATAGCGATCGTCATCATATCTACGATCTTCATCCCAGCGTTCACCCATGCCCTCACCCTCGGAAAGCTCTTCTATGCATTGCATGAGCTTACCACCGTAGCGAAGCATCTTTTCAGCGTAGTCGGACATTTTCTCGACCTTGCTTTCGGAAATTTCAATCATCATCATACTTATTGTTTTTTAGAATTGTTACTACTTGCAGCCTTCTCAGAGGACTTAAAGAAATCAGCCATCATAGCTTTCAATTCGCTAAGTTCTTGCCGAAGCGCTTTGTTCTCCGCTTCCTGCTTCTGTCTTTCTGCAAATTCGGGATTAAGTACCTGGAGCATTTTATCACATGATTCCATCACAGACTTATGATGCTCGACACTTCCTAATATCTCAGAAGAACGATTTCGCATAGCCGCCACTTCCGCATTCATAGATTCTCTTGAACCGGATATTACCATATTACCTCCACCTGGAAAATTTGCATCAGCAATATCAGACATGGCAGGTATTTTTTGAAAGGTAACAGTCTGTTCACCTACCTTGATAGTTATATCAACCACCATCTTAGGAGGTTGTCCATAAGGAAGGGGTTGCTGCATAAACTCAGGAACAGGATTAGATACTCCGGAAACAGAGCCGACCTCTATATATGGAGTACCATCCCTATGCAAAATGAAAAACTCACTATTTACTCTTAGATTCTGAAAAGGCATAATCAATAAACTCTTTAAGGAGCGGGATTACTCCCGCCCATTGTTTTAAACTACTCCGGTAAGAATTTGCAATGTGTTGCTACCTGATTCGTAGTAGCACAGATAAATTCCGGTACCGGTAATATCCGAAGCAGTAACATCTGCGCCGGCAATCGTAGTCAGTGCTTGAGTAGCACCGTTGGTATCAAAAACTACCGGCAATGTACCGGTAGTACCGGCAGGGATCGGCTGTGCCAAACGGAACAGAATCAATCCACTAAATGGAGCAGAAAGGAACGGATGATTCCGAAAAGAGAAACGTACGTTGGTAGTACCTACGGTAACACCTGTACTTTCCAATCTTGGAATACCATTCTTATTTGCCATGATAAAAGGACTAATGAATGCCATATAATGCCTCCTTCCTTTTATCCCCAACCATTAAAATTGCCCCATGCTCCAATACCATTGTAAAGACCATACTGAGCTGCAACGCAAGACGGAATCCCTACAACCGGACTATAAGGCACCTTCGCTACTTCCGGCTGGTTACATTCGATTTTCGCAAGACGAGCACTCAAATCATTTAAAGCTGCACCAAGAGGAGCCGTTGCCTGTCCGACGATCTGAGAGGTCATTGCAGAACTTTTAAATGTGCTATTCTCCTCACGAAGTTTATCAATCTTGTTCTGCATTTCGCGCATTTCAGCCGCACGCTGGCCGGCAAGAATCTGTTGTGTGCTATCCTTGATGGAATTTTGCAGATCACAAGTCTGACGTTGAGTTTCATATGCAACAGAAGCAAAGCCTCTTTCCTGACCAGTCGCAACACCGTTAATGGCATTTTGCAATGTGTTCGTTTGCTGACAGATCGCCAGACGGTTTTCGCAGCAGCATGAAGCAATCTGTTGAGCGATCTGACAGTTACCCTGCTGGATAGCATTGATAATCTGCATTGAGCTTTGACCAACCTGATTTCCTACCTGTTGCACCTGTGACATCACCCCATTGATAGCATTCTGAACCTGACCGATTGAACAGTTTAAATTAGTAGCCAGATTGTTGATTGCCTGTCCGTTCCCCTGAATTGCACTCATAAGTAACTCCCTTCCTGCATCGTTGTTAATTAAGTTAGGGATACCGGCTCCAGCAAATCCGCCACCGTTTCCGCCATCTCCATTATTTCCCCAGCCATTGCGTCCAAACAATGGGAACAGGAAGAACAGGAAGATTATCCAAAGGAAAGAAGAGCCATCACCACCAAACATACCGCCACGATTATTCATTGCAAGCAACAAATTGGGGTCAAGACCGTTTTTCTGCAATAAGGGGGCAAGCATACCAAGCATACTGCCTCCTCCACCACTCCCGCTTTCCGGGAATACGTAAGTCTTTGTTTCACTCATATTTAATTATACAATTATAACACGGTCAATATTAACCGCATCACAAAGAACACGATAAATCCGTTGTACTTAAATTATATCGTTGTAAGCTCGTTGTAAACTGATTGTAGATTTGTTGTGACACTCCATTTACGGGTGCGGATAGAAAAGTTATTCTTGAGTTTATTAACGCACTGTTGAGTTAGCCCGGTAAGGTATGATATTTCTCCTTCTGTTATTCCCCTTTCTGTGAGTACATTTACAAGTATTGATCGGGCATCAACACAGACCTCTTTGTTACTATGAAACATTGAATATTCGTCTATTCCCGTCGTCTGACAGACTACCGCTACTACCTTCTGATACATATCAACAATTTTCATGCTAAAGAACATATTAGATTATAAAACAAAACATCGAAGGCACTGTTATTTAACTTTGAAAGCCTCCTAACAGTGTTCCGACGATGTTTGCCCGTTTCTGATTGGTAGTCGTATGACGGGTAGTGAGGCTTTCTTTTACTTCTTTGCCCCTAAAGAATGCGTTTGTTAATGGTGTTTCCTATGCCGGCCTTCTACCACCGGCAAATCAGAATATTATTTCATATTATCCTCCTTTCCTTTTAATGCAGATATACAATAAAATAATAGCGATACATATCAAGCCGCCAAATGCCCATCCGCCAAGTTCTATCTTTGCCTTCTGACATCTGGTCAACGCCTTTTCAACCGGATAAGGTATCTGAACACTGTCCGTCTTAATCACGGTATCAATACGGTTAAGATATAAATACTTATATAGATACCGATCTTTATAAGTATACACTGTATCACCCCTGTCTATTACATAAATACTGTCACGCTGATAGATGCTATCATGACGAATACTATCTCTTGTCTTATACTCAGTCTTAATAGTTTCAACCGGTACGTATTGAGTTGTCCTACATCCGGCTAAACACATTGCCGACATCAGCAAGACGATACATGTCAACCGTTTCATAATACCCCCTCTTGCGGAACCGTCCATTCCGGACCACTCAATATATTCCTTAACTCGGACGAATCATGCCGGTACGCGGTCATGTCATCCTCTTCTCTCAAGACGGGATCGATATAATCTTCATGCAGGATAACTTTCAATCCGTCAACAGATCTTCTTGCTTGTGCCGGTACCACAACACCGTGATTCAGGCACCATTCTACTGTTACAATTACGTATTTCATAATTTTCTTATTAACTTTAAGGGAATATTTGTTTTGTCTCCGGGAAGCTCTTTGTGACATTCTTATCGTAGAGGATTTCTATCTCAATAGGCTTATTGATGACTATTTGAGATACTATTCCCATATTATATACACGATCTTCTTTTAATATAGCAGGTATATCATAGACACCATCTTTATATATTGGAATAGGAGAGTCCCAATTACCTGTATTTTCATCATTAATTTTAGCTGGCATTAATGCTATTCCCCAAATTCCATCAGGATTATTATAAGCATCAATCCCAGTAACTTTTAATTTATAAGCCGATACTTCAATTGGATCACCAGTTGTAGCTTCTGGGTCTTTAGCTAATGCAATAGCCCCATTAAAGGTTTCAGTTGTGCTATCTACAACAATTTTATTTGTTGTAACTTTGCCAGTAGCAAAATCTGGATAATCAACGGCTTTATAGGCAAAGTTATCAAAGTTCAATACAAACACTGGATTTGGAGTGTCATATTCCATGACGTTGATTTCTTTCTGAATTTCTTCAGCGGTGAGAACATTTTGATATATGGCAACAGAATATATAGCTACATTACTATATTCCATTGGACGATATGAATTACTTAATTTACAACCTAATGTAAGAGGAGTTGCAGCGTTTTTATCTATATTAAATGTTCCAACACTATATTCTCCATAATTTTTATATGTTGTAAAATTGTTGTTAAGTACACCAGAAGTATCATATTGTAAAGCTACTTCATCTGTATGAATATTTAATATAGAATTAACAATATTGGGTTTTATATTAATAGGTTTAAATTTTATAATTATAGTACCCACCTTATATCCAACTTTATCAAGTTTCAGATAATCATCTATACCATCTGTTACAATTGCTCCTTCATATTCTGGAATTTGCTGTATAGTTACATTTTGAGATAAGGCGTTCTGTACAATGAAACCAACACTATAAGTTTGAGTATTAACTACACTCTTAGGTAAATCATATTCTCCATCTGAGGGAATTGCCATTAAGACTCTTGCTCCATCATTAGTAGGTGAATACCCATAAGCAAGTTGGTTATTGGCTGTAAGTCCTGTCACTCTTATTCTTGTAGCATTTAATTGACTATTCCCATATTTTGAAAGTATCCAATTATTGGCCGGAACAAAGTTCATTATCGTAATAGAATGATCATCCGTTACGAATACATTCTGCGCTTTATTATAAGTTAGGTAATTCTCATTGAATAAACCATATCCACTACCCCAAGCCCAACCGAAGTTATACGCGGTCAATATTTCACCTTTTATTCCCTTGATAGTATTCCTATCTTTATCAAAATTGCTCTTACCTTTAAAGTTCCAATAATCCACAAGAGAAGGGTGAAAAGGAGAAGTTTGCCCTCCCTTTGAAGCAGATCCAAGACGTATTCCCCTAACCTGAGCCGTGTTAATGCCAACGCGGTTAATCTTTACCTGATTGATTGAAACTTTCATTCCGATACAAGAATTTTAGCCAAAGTAGGCTGTGAGATAGACTGCACTTTGATATACATCCCGGGAATCACTCCTGTAATAGCAACATCCATTGTGCTACCCACATAGTTATATGATCCAAAAGGGACGTAATTCCCATTCGTCATGCTTTGAAACAGAGCGACACCGTTATTCTTATCTTCACTTGCAAATTCAAGATGAAGACCTGCATCCGATTGAAGTTGCACAGGGTCACATACATAAGCTTCACCCTGTTTGCTGAAAGTTAAATCTGTTAGAGCCATGTTACTTTGAATTTAAATAGTTAATAATACCTTCTATGTGAATATTTGCCACAGTCCGCTTGCCCTCAGCCGACAATAAGAACTCCACGTCTTCCTTGTTGTCCTGGAAGAAGTTCTCTGTCAATACAGCAGGGCAGTTCGTATCCCGGCAAATAGCCAAGTTCTGCACCCAATAGTCCACATCCGAAGTCTGTTTGCGTACTGTCACACATTTACTTATTGCTGCTTGTGCCAGGGAAGAAGCCAGCCTTTTGCTATTAAAAGAAGCATTATCACTGACATATACACCCCATCCCCGGGCATTCATCCAACTTGTCCCGTTACCGGCCGCATTGCAATGAATGGATACCAGAATAGCGTTCTTTTGAGAATCGCGATAAATATTATTAGCACGTTTGCAACGCTCAGACAATGGAACATCCACGTCCTCCTTCACAATGCGTTCCGCGTCAACACCATGCTTTCTCAGCCCGAAAACGACCATATCCGCTATCTCTCTGGAATAAGCCCACTCACGCAACCTTCCGTCCGGTGAACACTTTCCCGGTGTATTCTCGCCATGTCCATTGTCAATTAGAACTTTCATATCATTCATTCTTTGTCCTCCTCCTTTTTAGTTATCACCTCTTTTAAATCTTCTTTCTCTATCTTGAATACCCTTTTAGCAAATAACCCAATAGCTACTATCAGATTAAAATCATAGCCCTTGGGCTTAAGAATATTCGATATGATAGAGCAACCTTCGATAAAGCAGACAGATAAGCAAGCAAATATATCAATGTTATATCTTCCACCACTGGCCTCGTTTATCATCACCACCATAATGACAAAGCTAAAATAGGTAACCATCTTACCCATTGTAGCCCGCCAAGCCCTACTAAACCTCACGCGCTCACCCATCAACAAGCTCTTTCTGCACCCCGTGGCCAAATCACACAGTATTACAAAGAACATAGTGATCAACCATGGGATCATGTGCTCTATAGCTTCCATTACGAAACTTCCGGCTACAGGAGCAAACAGACCAGAAGAGAATTGATGTATTGATTTGTCTTGCATATTTGTCTTTTTAAATAATAATACTACATTTGTAATCAGATTACATAATTAAATTAAAACTAGATAAATGCGTGAGCCTATCTTGCCTGTGAAGGTGAGGTGGGCTTTTTTATGCTATGACTTATCACTAGTGATCTGGTCAATGATCTTACGGATATCAGACATATAACATTCAAAGTTCTTCGTATAGATAAAACTAACAGTAGTTATCTGCGGAGTTGGAACCGGGTCATATCTTACCTCTCCCAACTGCATTTCTCTGATCTCTTCGTGTGTGCCATCTCCATCAGCATTCGGTACCGTTTCTGTTGCATTATCGGTTACACCGACAAATATCGACTGTTTGTTACCATTGATTGAAGTATATCTGATCGAATACTTAACGGTCGGAATACTTAAAGAAGTTCCTTCAAAGCTATTTACTTCTGTTGTACCAGTAGCTACAATTTTAATCTCTTCGTTCATAACATTTTAATTTTAAGTTTATAGTAAGTTTATTCTTTGTTTTGATTCAAAGCTGAATCCAGCAATTTGAAGAGGGCGGACTTTACATAAGCATAGAAAATCTGATCTGCAAATTTCTTAATCAGAGCAGCAGTGGGACCATCGACTTCAATCTCACCTTCAAGATATAACTTTCTGCCGATCTCCTGATCTTTGATGTCACTCACATTGAAGTAAATAGCATTACCTAAGTCCTTGCTTATATCTTTGTAATCAATCACTCTCTCCGTCCCGACAATGTTGCCCTCAGAGTCTCTCTTCTCAACCTCTTTCATCAAGACGTTGCCTTCGATATCGTTAACCACGATCTTTCTAAAATCTATTTTCATACTCTATATATTTTGATTTAATAATTATCTCTTTACTTACCAGACATTACGACCTACTAAATACAAGTAGAAATTTACGTTTCTATCTCCTTGGTTAGCATCGACCAAATGCACTTCAAGGTAAGTGCTAGTAATACTCTTTACCATGCCAAAACACCATCCATTGTCATCTGAGGCCTGTATAATCGCCGAATATTTTGTGTGACCTAAATTATGATAGATACGGTACCTCCCGGTTGATATATTACTTACTGTACCAACTGTACAACCATTTCCCCAAAATTGGTTACCAGTACCACCAGCATACACATAAACACCGCAAAGAATACCAGGAGCGTTCCATGACTCAGAATTACGTTGGCCAAACAGATGCGATCCATGACTCTGTATTGCATGTCCACCCTCAGAGTTTGCGATGATTCTCAAAGCCTTTCCTCCTTGTCCGTATGTAGACAGAGAGAGGCAGTCTTGGTTGTCATTACGAATCTCCATCAATGGGTAACTTCCTACTGTAGCTGCACCTCCATACTGATTTATACGCAAGAAGCGATAGCCATTGATTTCAAGCTGTATCTTAGCGTCTGCTACGTTACGAGAATATATGGCGTTGTTTTGGATCTGCCAACCACCAAGGTAAGAGCCATTCGTTACTGTAAGATTTCCAGTAGTAATTCTACCTGCTGATAAAGCATTTGTAACAATTGCAGTAGCATCGATCAGAACTGTATTTATATATCCCCCAACGACTATTGTCTCTCGAGGTTGTGATGAAGCATGGTTTACCATATCCTGCCAGGAAGAATACCCAATATTGGAGGCAATGCTATTTTTCAAAGAAAGCATAGCTGTTTCATCCAATAGACCTTGCGGTCCTTGCGGACCAGTTGCACCCTGAGGGCCCTGTGGTCCTGGAAGCCCTTGCGGACCTCTATCTCCTTGCGGACCTTTAGCACCGGCGGGTCCTTGCAATCCCTGAGGACCTGTAGCGCCGGTATCTCCTTTAGGCCCCTGCGGGCCTTGTGGTCCTGTATTACCCTTGAAATTTTGCTGCTCGGATGCCGACAAGCCGGAAAAAGTAACCATGCCTGCAATACTGATATCTTTCCCGAATATATTGATAGCACCCGGCTTAATAGTGATTCCAGTTTTTAATTCATCCTTTGTAGGAGTATCATCAATAGAGCCGGCATCGTAGACCGTAGCAAAGGCAAGGTACCAGGTGACGGGTAAACTGCCATCACCTCCCGCTAAATAAAAGTAGTTAGTAGTATAGAATGTACCACTTGAACCGCACTTGACATATAACGCATATTCCTCCCAGTCACCGGTACCAACATTGTTAGTAAGCCATTTTGATGAACTACCATTTCCTATTGTATTTGTAGCCCACTCAATTCCATATCCAACAGGAACCCATGCAATAAACCGAGTTATAAATACAGCATTGGCGCGTGTTTGAGTGCCAAAAACAAACCCACCTAAACCCGGTTCTACAGCCCCAGACGTCGTAATTTTAATTTTATATCCGGATTGATTAGGCAGATTAACATCTGCTGCTCTTTCAACTGCAACCATACCATTACCACTATTATTGTAGATTCCAATGCCGTTCAGCCCGCTCCTAAACTCCGGATCACGATTCAACATCTTACCCTTGCTCATAGCAAGCGCAATCAAACGTGCATTACCAGATACCGTTGATACAAGGTTAATATCAGTCTTGGTCTGAGAGATCTCAGTGCCCTGATTGGATACAACCTGTCCGAGAGCATCAAAGTCGGTTTGGGAGACTTTGCTTTCAATTAACCCTTTCGTAACTTTTATCTCTGAGTCGGTGTAGGTCTTGGCAATGTAGTTAAGATCTTCAGGGGCTGGGCTCCAGGCCGTGGCAAGTTCACCTGATTCAACTTTGAAATCTTTCACCCATATATAAGCCCATGAAATATTCTCTATATCAACAAAATTATATATTTCCTTCTGATCTTCTGTGTTATTGGTTACATTAAATGTATGATTGAAATAACTCCAATTATTGTCAGCAGTAGCGGTTATACGAATACTTTCAGAATCGCATACATCAATGGTTATACCGGGAGTGGTACTTTGAGATCCTTTTATCCATCCTGACACAGTATATTTACCAGGAATGGGGGGGATTATGCCTGGAATACGAATCGCATTTCTACCTGAAGACGCACCTACTAATCTGAATCCATGAATGTCATCAGATCTGGTTGCGGTAACAGTACTACCTCCCAAATTATCAAGAGAGGAAGTTTTATAACTATATAGATTAGTTCCCCCTACCTTCACCTTACTCACCTCACCCTTCACAGCCAACGTAATCTGTCCGGGCAAAGCCTCCATAATCGTATCAGTCTCAATCTTAACCTTTTCCCCAACATAAGAATATGAAGCAGAATTGATAGCGTCTATAATTGTCCGCTGCTGGTCATAATAAGCCTGTTGAAGAGTTTTGAATGAAGCGCTAACCGGTATGTTCTCCGGCTCGCTCGCCGAATGTGTTTCAAGCACATGATAGTAATCGTTGAAAGCATTCCGATAAGCAACGGTATCAATCCCATACCGGGACGCGTTAGCAAGGATGGAATCTCTCTCCGCTTTCAAAGCCTCCATCTCCTGTTTTAAAGCAGTCTTTTCAGTCGGGGATATAACACCATCATCTGCCCAGGTGTTTAATCTGTCCTGGGCAGCTTTCGCATCGGTTTTGGCGATGTCTATTTCCTTGTTGGTTGACTCAAACTCCTGTTCGATGGTCTTTCCGTTGCGAAGGATGAAGATGCCTTTGAAATAACCGTTATTTGTATATACACCATTATCGTGCGGCTGCATATTATCCGGAAAATCCGGGTCCGTTATATGATCTAAATTCCCAAATACAGAGCGAGACGCTCCGGCAAATGACTTAGTCTTGACTCCACCTAATATCTCAATCTTAGGCTTGCCATCCTCGGCGGCCGACATATATATCAAGCTCTGACGAAGAGGATTCTCAGTATTACCCATCTGTACAACTTCATCACCTACTACTGGTATAATTCCTTCAAACTCAGACTTTGGAATAGTTACGAGATTACCATTTACACTCGCAACTTCGCACCAATAGTATTTACCTTTTTTAGATGATGTATCCTCCATTTTTTGAGTAACAGTAACCTTTCCGTTACCATGTCCGGAATCTAATACAATCATTATACCAAGGTTGTATATCTCTTCGGATACATTGATGGCACGAATTACATTCTCGCCATTTGTCAAAAGCCCTCCTACAGTATCAGAACCGATTCCATCCTTTGATAAACCACTCCATACAGCCATAGCACCATCATACAAACCAGATATTTCTAATTTGCATTCTTTAGTCGTTATAGGAGCATCTGATACATGTCCCTCTGGATACATGTAAAGTTGAAAGCCTGAATTTGCTGAATTATTCATGCTAAACTCAATGCTCGTGTTCGTTATCCTTACGCTATCATCTATGGCTGAACCATCATATAAATAGGCTGTAAATTTTGTGAAATCAAAAGCCGGTGACTGGATTATTCTTCTATCAAATACTTTACACCTCACTAAGTCGTGCGCCTGGAATGTTTCATCTTCATCCTCAAATTCAAGAATCCAAGATTGCAAATCAGGAGTCTCAGTAACTGCACTGACTTTCCCGTTCGCTTGGCTTATAACAAGAGCACCATTTATTGAACGTACTTTCTGTATAAGCAACTCAAATACATTCATAACTTTCCTCACATCTAGAATATCACATTCTATATGCCAGTTGCCATACTCGTCTTTATATATTTTAAAGCCTTCGCCTGTGAATCCCGGAACAAACTTCGGAGAAGAGATGTATTCTTTCAATATAGCTGCGGCAGCGTTTAATATACCATCCTCAGAGAGAGAAGCGGTAGGCTCTGCCTGAGATTGGTCCCAACCGGTTTCAATGCCACCACGGATTGTCAGTTTGTAAGGGGTGGTATCATCCTGATCTTTGCGGAGAAACACTTTCTTTAAAGCCTCCATGTCAACATCAGCCGCCAACTTAAACGCCACTACATTGTTTTTATTGGTCCGTATAAATATAGCCGGATCTTCGTCTGCATTACAGATATAAAATTCTCCCTCGTTCAGTCCTTCCAAATGCGACATAGAATCAGGGGAAATGACGGGAGCTTTTGCTTTCCCGTTTTCAATTTCTGAACCAAACCATTGTATTTTGCTTATATCCTTTTTCATGTCAAATTCGTGAAGTATTTATGAATGCCGCTTCGCTTTCTTTATATTTCAACATTTCCCCCTCCTTCGGGTTATTTACGACAAAACCGACAATAGATGCGCTGCTCGCCTGCTCAGGAGCACCGCCAACACCGGAAATAGAATTTTCCTGTGGTTCCAATGCAATAGTCACGAAAAACATTTGGCTGTCTTCCATAACCTGACTTATCTCTGGAACAGAATTCTCGGATCTTACATATCTCTCTCCATTCACATCAAACATAGACACACACAATATCCGGTTAAGATGCCTTCCGAACCAATACGGGACACCACACGAGTTTCCTATTGTAAGTACATACGAATCATAGGGAACAGCATATAACTCTTCTATTTCTTGTCTTTGATTGCGGTATTGTTCATTATCTATCTTTGCGGAATATCCTGCCGGCTTAAACCCAGCTTCCACTCTCCATTCGAATACCTGTTGAGTATCTCCTATCCAGAAGATATTATCAAAAGCAGAATTATTATCTTTGTGTGAATAGCGAATCAGTGCGGTTTCTTCCAGGATATTGGAATCGGAACATACTTCAAATGGCTCAGATTCTTTCCTTTCAAAAGTTATACTATAGACTGAATCCGGAAGTGAAGTAAACACGACATAATACATCATAACAGATGCATTTACCTCATAAGTCTGGAATTGGATATTGGAAGAAGTTCCTTTGATAAGATCGTTAAGAGAGGCTGAAGCTACTTCACCGTCATCCGCAAATATTTGCAGGAGTATTTTATCAGTTGTATGAAACCTCTGAATGTAATCTACATCGATTGCATATTTGTCCTTAACTGGCGAAAAGAACAATGGGCATATATCACCTATCTTAATCATAGTCCTTTAGTCCGAATTTGGGTTACAAGCCTCTTGACCTGTGTTATCGTAGCAAATATATGAATTAAAAACGTAATTATGAACAATTTCACCTTATTTTATACTCTCCACTATCAAAGTATATTTAGCAGCTTCAGAACGGCCGTAATTAAACTTACCGTCTTTAATATACCCATGATATGTTTCTCCTCCTTTCTCTATAGATATTAATCCTGTGAGATCATCAGGAGCTTTCATATCTCCAGACTCTACTGAAACCTCGCCAACAGTAAACAGCCTCTCTCCTTCCGTCAACTGGATATCCGTTTTCTCGGATACTCCATCAATAACCACGTCACTGTTACCATCAGAAGACGCAAAGTCCAATGTGTTGGTAAATGCACCAATAAACTTCCGGTTAGCCTCTATCATATAACGTGGAGAGTATACAGCATTAAACATTGTATCGGGACTTATTACCCCGGAAATGGATGGACCACCATTTATCTTACGTATAAGACGGTATCCGCCATCTATTGAAGCAAGCCTTGCATTAACAAAGAATACGTCATTGTCGCTATCACTATCCGTAGTATCCTCTCCCCTTTTCTGAACCAAAAACTCTATTCCGTATGCGTCAGCCCGAAACGGGCTTATCAATTCAAGGGAATTATCAGCCAAGGTCACTCCGGTACTATATTCATTTGTGAAATGAAATTCATCACGTCCGTTCACACTGTCATAATCCTGCTTGTCATAACCGGCCCGTACCCGGGAATAAATCAAGGAAGAATTTACGCTATATTCAAACGACCGTATATTGTCACCGAAATCTTTTACTATGTTTTTTGAAAACAGACTACTTCTATGTACAAATGTAACCTTGTCTTCCCCTATCACAGGAACAAAGCCAAACTCCGACTGCATCCAATCAACAAACTTTGTATACGAACAATACAATTTTGCCTTTTTCAGACCTCTTGCACTCTCAGCAGGAATTATCATACATTCATCCAATCTCTTGTCTACCCCTGAAACGATCTCTCCTGTAATTCCTTCCTGCCCTCCATTTATACTTTGAAGAAGCCGGTTTAGAAGCTTGACAGGAGTAACTATATCAATGTTAACCGGTATTATTCTTGCATCCCAATTTAGACTAATATAAGGGTCCCTGATAGTCAAAGTCATGTTATATACCGAACTATATCTTATAAAGCAATAATCCCCTTCAAGCAGTGATATATCTTTCATATATGAAAGTATAAATATAGTCTCAGGGTGTTCGTCATTAATAACCGTTCTTGTCAGCTCTGTTATATTTCCATCTGCCCCTATTTTTTCCAATGTCATAGATAATGCCTTATTTGCTGGAACATTGAATGAAATAGATACACTTAAAAAGCAGGTAATATTCCTTTCTGCTCTGAAAAGGAAAGTGTCTTTATCATTTTTAGATGCATCTTGCTGAAAGGTATCTCCATATGTAATATATCCACCTATAGATACCTCACTTGACTTCACAGCTAATGGAAAGTATTTAGATCCCAAATCTGCCCGTATCTCCACTGACACGTCCGTTGAATCCTCAATGCTATTCCCGGCAACTAACCAGTTCACATTCTGGTTCATTTTTATACCGTCATAGTACAAGTATTTGCCTTCTGTAAGTTCGCTCACAGCATATTCATACTGTGTTCCCTTTTTAGCTTTTATCAATGCGGCCAGGCTGTCATCTACAGCACTGATAGATATGGTATTCCCATTATCTTGAAATGTGGAGAAATCTAACGAACACCGGAATCTTTCATTCCATAACCAGCTATTATTTCTTGTGTAAAACACCACACTCGCAGATGCTTGCAGATATTTATCCCGGAATACGCGTTTTAATAAATTATATGCAGCATTAGAAAATTCAAACTTTGTAGAGAACGATCTTACGACTCCATCATAATCCCCCCTCTTAAAAGAAGTGGTTATGTCATCCCAATTGACCAGGTTATCCGTTACCTGATACGAGTATCCATCAACTAACAACTCACATTTATAATACATATTATTTTCTTTTTAATGATTTCAGACGCAAATCAACATCATCACACATCCTCTTTACCATATAGGCATATTCCTTTGCGGAAAATGAATCCGGATCAATATGCATATTGAAATGTTGCATTACGGCCACTCTTTCTCTCACAAAGTAATCCCTATCCATAATAGCCGACTTAGGGAGGTCGGATTGTTCTGACATGATCTTATCCACCCGAAATCTACTGTTAGATAAAATAGCTTCAATCCTGCTGCATATCTTATTGTGATCATTAGGATCAAGACTATATCCTATATCATTAAGAATCAAACAAACCGTAGACCACTCCTTCTCTTCAGTAAGGTAACGGCAGCAGTTCATCAACTGTATCTTTATCACAAGGCTGATAATTTCATTCTTCTTAGAAACTTCAGCCAATATTCCCTTCTTCCCAACTATAGACATATATTCATTAACCAATCCGGACGCCGCTTTCTGCTTTTCATCTTCACTATAATCTCCTTCACACACGGCGTCCGAATTTCCACAAAATACATCTATGAATCTTCTGAGGGATATTCTATCAAGATCTGTGTATATCATATTAAATACGATTTGATATATTTCTTAGCTCGGCTTCTTTTGCAGCCTTCTTCTGGTATTTAGCCATCTTTTCAAACGAACGGTTTAACGACTGCATCTCACGCTCCAACTTTCTATAATCATTATTCACATTCACAGTAATAGGCTCACCCATCCTCTCGGCATCCTTCATCAAAGCACCTATGTCTGAACGCAAGTTCATGCTGCGATACAAAGCTAACCTGTCAAAAGGAGGCAGGAAATCACTGCGCCTCTCTATATCTACATCGGGAATAACCTTTGCCCGACGCGGCAAATCAATCAAAGTAGGAACATTAGGAGTTATATAAGCTCCCCTGTCAGTTACAACAGCTTCATGTTTACCTCCATCTCCTACAATAGCTAACCCACCGGGATGGTTATCTGTACCCTTAGCATATTTGGGAATAGGCTGAGCAATAATAGTCGCAAGCTGGGCAGCTCCCAATGCTCCAACCAATGCAGCCAGAACCATATTCGGGAGGGCCCTTGAAACAGCCAGTGCAGTAGCTATGATAGATTGACTGATCGCATTAGCCTTCTCCCATTTGGCCTGTTTCTGCTGGAGAGCCTCTTTCTTTTTCTCCAGTTCTTTATTCTTATTCGCAGTAGTTTGTTCTGCCGCTCTTTTTCTTGCTTCAGCTTCTTCTTTAGTGATGACACCAGAGTTTTCCAACTTTTCAATTCTCTCCAGTTCTTTTTCGCCAGCTTCTTCATTAGCTTCCTGTTCCTCTTCCACACGTTTTATCCTGGCATCATAAATATCTGTCATAATAGAAGTAATTCCATCTTGTATCTTTGCAAATGAAGACAACACAAAGGATAATTTGCCTTTGTCATCGAGTTTGCCCCAAAAATTAAGTACACTGTCTCCTGCATCATCCATTTTTGCGGTAATTTCTCCTATGATATCGCCCAGAGCATTAAATATATTGGCAGAGTCCCCCAAATATTTATTGGCAGATGAAGATAAATTGCCCAAAGAATTATTAAAATCATCCGCCCATCTTTTCCCAGGATTATTTTCATCATTATCCATGTCATTACCAAAGTCCTCAATCTGAGCCTTAATCTTATCTATTCTCCGTTGAATCTCATCAACCTTCTCTTGAGGGAGGTCAGAAGATAAGGCCAGTTCTGCCTCCGCTTCTTTCAATAAAAGCTTTAACTTTGCTTCCCCAGATTCTTTAGTGATTCTATATATCCCATCCCTATACTGTTTTTCGTTTATTTCCCCTTGTTTATATTGTTTATTTAAAGCATTAATCTCCTTCAAGGAATTTGTATCCAATATATCAAGTTCCCTGTCGGTACCTTTTTTTATCAACCCTAAACGCTCTGATATATTATCTTGAATTATAGATGAAAATCTTGCATCATATTTTTTATTAATCAATTCTACATCTTCACCTCTCCTTTCCGCTTCACGGATTTCCTCTTCACGTAAGATTTCATTCATCCTTAGTAATAAATCGAGTTTATATTCAAGCTCTTTTTCCGAATTGTTTTTAATAGTATCCAGTTTTAATTCAATGCTTCGCTTTTCTAAATCTGATTCATACTCCACCCTTTCCAAGTCATATTTTTCATTAATATCTCTGATATTTTTATTTTTCTCTTCTTCATATTGGGATCTTAACTGATTTTCTTTGGCTGAATATCCTTTTATTTTATTGATATTCTCTTTATAAGTATTTTCTACACTGGCAATCTCTGCTTTTCTACGATCCTCGATTAGAGCTATTCTGGTTTTAGTCAATTCACTCTCTATGTTCTTCATGTAATTTGCATATTCCTCAGCCTCCTTTTTATTAGCGTCATTGGAATCATTTACCAAAGCGTCTACGTCAATACTCTCAGACATACCTTTAAGAGCTTTATCGTAATCACTCAAACTATCTTTTGCATTTTCCCATTGTTTTTTTGCATTTAATGTTATTGTTTTTTGTAGATCACTATTATTCTTGCTAAGTTCGTTTTCCGATCTTAAATATGAAACATAAGCATTTCTTTCTTTAACCCATGCCTTATATCTCTGGGCTGCAATTTTAGTCATTTCATCTAACTGTGCACGTGCTATCGCAGAAGCCACCAACTCTTTTCTCAATTGCATATACGCTTCTTTAGCCTCTCCAGCTAATATACTTTCTTTCTTCATATTACCTAAATAATCAGGTGACATCTTCTGTAACGCATTAGCTGCTGCAAGACGTTCCTTCATAGATTTATTTGTATCTTGAGTTGTTTTATAAAGAAGATCTAGCTTAGTCGTTTCTCTAGATATATCTTGAATTCCTTTTTGCCTAGCTATTAGCAATTTATTTTCATAGTCAATCAAGTCCCCTGTGACTTCTTTCGCTTTAAATAAGTTTTCTATCCAATTCATTATATCCTTTCCATACACAGATAACAATGTAATACCTACTACCAATGCTGTTTGCCAATTAAGGATAGATTTAGTTAGTTGTTTCCATACGGGAACCCCTTTCTGACCGGATTCTTGCAAAGCCTTAAACTCATCTCTTGCACGTTTTATTTCATTAGCCATTATAGGCAAGTTATTAGAGATAGCAAGAAAGAAAGCATTCCATCCTACTGCTAATGAAGGCAACTCTCTGGCCACTTGCTGGACAGATGCGTTTAATCCATTCCAATGTGATGTATAGTTACCTACATTTCTTTGATAATTACCCATTTGAGCGTCAATGGCCTTTAATTCATCTTTTAGTTGCTTAATCTGCTTTATTAAACCGACTCCTTGATCTCCTTGTCTTTGAGCTTCAGACAAATTTCTAAATCTATTTTCTAATTGTACTACTGCTGCGCTCATTTCATTATAGCTCCCGGCTGTAGAAACCATGGCTTTTGAATGTGCATTCAGAAGAGATGTATACTGTTTATTCTGCTGTACAAGATCTCGTTCTTTAATTGTAAGATCTGATACTTTATTCAAATATTCTTGTTGGCTTATTATACCCTTAGATAGTTCTTTTGATAGTTCAGATAGCTCTCTCCTTATTTCATCAAGCCTGATTTTATTAGCAGACAGCCTTTCATTTAGTTCTTTTGCTTTATTATCATAAGAAGTTACGGTATTTAGAATCTCCGCATAAGCACTACTTGTCAATGAAATAGATGAACTTGCGGATTGCATGGCTTGAGCCTGCCTTTGAGTAGTTTGAGCATTATCCTTTTGAGCTTCAGATGCGATTTTTAAAGCATCAGAAGCCTTATTTATTGCACTTGTGAGAGAATCAAACTTTCCTGATAAGGATGACAATGATAAGAATTCTTTCATATTCTTATTTAGATCATTTAAAATACCCTTGTATCTACCTTGTATATCAGACAGTTTATTCTGAGTAGTAACTAATTGGTTCATTATATTAGTATACTTCTCTGTTTTATCCGCTAATTCCTTAAGATCCCCCGGTTTTACTCTGAGACCTCCTGCCAAATCTTTGGTAAGATTCACATAAGCCTCTTTGGTTTCATTAAATTTAGCAATCAGGCTAGTTAATTCATCAAAAGCTTTTTTATCAACAATATCCGTTATTTTAAATTCATTCGCCATAATTTAAAATTTTGTATCGTGCCCCTTCACACGATGGTTATTACTTCTTATTCTAATAAAATACCAATTCAACAAACGTCCCATAGAATTCAATACCTTCCGGTAGAAAATCAAAGGTTCCGTCTTTCTTTTCGTAAAGCACATACACAGAGTGATCCATCTTGGCAGCTATGCGTGCAAGACTTCGGACTCTCTCTATATCCTGCATCCTTTTTTTATTATCACACCAACAGCTCACAGTATACCGAATTTTGCATAATATTCCCGTAATGCGGGATTCATAAAATGAACCATAAAATGCCCCAATGCTTCGGGCCCTACGGCCAGTATTATACTGCCGTATTTCTTTTCAATATCATCCCCGAAAGAGACCCCGACAGATTCTATCCTCAATCCGTCATTAATGGGGATAGCAGTAATAGACGAGTAGTAGTCACCCCGAATTTTGAGGTTTGGAGTTTTCATGTCACGCGGTGGCAAGAACAGATAAGAAGGAGCCGGAGGTGTCTTTTCCATCTTCCACTTCATATATCCTTCAGCATTATGAAACCATCTGCCGGCATCTTTCGAATTAAAAAAAGGGTCATTGAGATATGTCGGCCTTAAAGGCTTTCCACGACCATTCACCCCTGAATACAATTGTTGCCGGATAAAGTCCTGCACCAAATCAGCATTACTCTGAATTGTGTGTTTTACAACTTTCTCAAGTCCTCCAACAAACAGTTTAAAATTATCAGCCGCATCGCTTAATGTTGCCATATCCCATGTAATTTAAAAGGGGATGAACTAATAAAAATCCATCCCCTTCACACTGTCAATCAATCAGTTTACCTTTATCCGGAATCAAACCCTTAATCCGGTCGTAAATATCACCCAGTATCTTTTCCCTTTCAAATTCTTCCCTATCTAGGAAAAATAACTTTTTGTGAGTATCGATAAAGTCCTTTCGTTTCCATTTCACGACTTCATTTTCTATGAAGTTCACACCTTCTACAACCATGTTATATCCTATTTATAAGTTAAACGCTTGCATCATACGCCTCTTTCTGCTCAATACCGATAATGTCTTCCTTCTGGAGCTCCGATGGTTTCTTCAAAGAAGGAGTGCCTGTAGCAGTAACGGTCAACTCACCATTAGCATAGGATACTGCTGATACGCCTCCGTCGAAAGATTTTCCGGCACTCTTGGAAAGAGCGTCCGCATAATACCCCGTAACATTAAGGCCTCCGAAGTGCTCAATCAACTTATACTTATTCTCTCCCACTTTCACCAGGTCAACAAACACAAGCCCTTTCAGTGCTTCCACTACATCAAACTTCAGGGCCATGATGTCTGCCGTCTTGATGTATTTCTCGTAATCCTTAAACATCAGGTTTACGATCAGATTAGCTTCCTGGCCGGAAGAGTCCCAATCCTGGCCGCTCGGATATACTCCCGAAAGCGGAATACCACTCAATCCCGTAGTATCACGATTCGTTCCGAACAATACATTGTCTTCATCAACAATTACCCCGTCAAATTCCACGCCTTTTGCCATCATAAGATTGGCTTTAAGGCTGGCATCATAATTATCCAAAGTAAGCGCCGCTGTATACGCCGAATAGCCGGTGATTTTATTGCCACCATAGCCGGTTGCATTTACATTGGCTTCACCACCGGTAGGCGCAAACTCCTCAACCGTCTTTATCGGATAAATACGGTTGGGCCGGTCTGCATGACACAGCTCTTCTAACTTATCTGCGGTCAGTCCGTTAGGGATTTTAAAACCACGTGGAATAAGGATTACCGCTTTTATCTTTCCGGGATCAAGAATACACTTCGATCTTCCGGTATTAAAGTCTTCCTGCCCCTTACATTCTCTAAATTCTATCGCCATAACACTTCTCTTTTTTTAATGTGATCTGCAAATTCTTAATATTTATCCCGTCGATATAATCTTTGAATGGCTTTCCGTCCGGGCCTGTCACTCCTACTTTGCCGTACCGGTAATTCTCAACATATATGTGCGGGATACTTTTTACATAAGCTATATCAAACGCCGGCTCTTTACCGATCTCCTTGATCAATATCTCGTAAATAGGTCTGAGACATTCGGCGAATGATATACGCGAACGTTCTTCGTTGGTATATGAAGGCAATGTATTTACGACAAGGAGTATATCCAATGACATTTTCCCTTTCTCGCCGGTCCTGTCCTCTTCGATCGGAGAATAAAGGAATATGGCGGGATATTTTAGCTTCGCAGTATCATTTGATTTGCTCCAAACTAACAACTGGTCAGAAATGTAGCTCCAGTCTCCAAACATATACGAGATATGTTTGCCATACTCCTTTGAGACACGCTCTACTATTTCCCTGAATACATCCGTTATTACTATCATAAGCCAAACGAATTAATCTCTTCCAGCATTGAGCGGTCAAATGAAAAACCGTCATAGCTGTCATCCTTGCATAAGAAATCAAGCAAATCATTATTCATCTCAACCATTTCATTCCATGCCGGAATAAGTACCACATTGGGATCGGCATGGTCTTCATCATCAGAACTGGTTGTGCCCACATCGCTTACATGCACATTGTTCCTTCTCACAAAGAAAAAGAACACATAATTTGCGATAGGGCTTTTACCATCCTTGGTTAGAAACTCTTTTAGCCTTTCCCATTTATCAATCTTATCTTCCCCGTCTGCCTTCATGTAGTTTATGAATTGACGGCACATATCCCTTCCCAACACCAATTTCAGATACTCTTTTTCATACGTATCAATGAAACTGTCAAGATAGTCCTTCATTGCAGTACGGGTAATTGAAGGAGCCCCCGTATCCACGTTCAGTCCATCTATAGATGTTGTCCCCTTAAAGTATGTACCGTCAATTATCATATGCTACTCTTTTAATTTATTATCACCCGGTTTAACGAACAGTTCTTCACAGCCGAGCTCTTTTGCATCCTGCATCAGGTTATTCGGCACCCGGATCTTTCCGTCCTTGAAAAACTTACTTGCAAGGGGCATATTCACACTCGTTTTATCCCCTTTCTTAAAGAAGTTAACGTCTTTAATGAACTCAACCTCGTACTGCTTATGCAGGTCCATGTTATACTCTTTTCCCATATTTATCCAACTTTATGTTTAACCACCAACTGAAGGAGAAATAGCCTCCATTACTGTAGCAAATGAATCACTCACAAATGCAGTCTTATACTGCGCCTTTACATAGGCCATCAATCGTTTTTCACCGATCATGGTCACAAGGTTCTTCGTGAAGTCGTCGTTCTCCCAACCGAAAGTAATAGATAACTGAACCAGGTCGCGAATATTCAGGTAATTGAAGTCACCGATACGGAACTTACCCTGCTCGATAACAGTAGACGTTTCCACCGCAAGTCCTCTGATCAGTTCATCACCAGCACGGAACGGCCGCAGGTATTGTCCGTTTGCATCCTTCTCAAGCTGCATCATAGCATAATCGATTGGATTCATCAAAACAAGATTAGGACGATAATTCATCTTGCTTGTAGAAAGAATCTGTGTATATGCCGCTACAATGGCATCATACATATTAGGGGACTTAGCTACTTTGAATCCGGTAAGCGAGAATGAAGGAAGATCCTTAAATACACCTGTAATCTGTCCGTCCGCTCCGGTACCAGAAATAATACCTTCCTCTTCTGTAATACCGATACGGTTAATGATTTCCGCTCTGATTTCTGCTACCAACTGAGGTAAATCAGTCAATGTTTCCTCTGTCAGCTTTACAGTCAACGCAACCTTACCGGCAGTAATGCTCTTTTCTGAAAGCGTTGCATCCATATTAGGTTTCAGGCCACCTTCAGGTACCCATTTGGCATCACCTTCTCCCGGCTTGAACTCAGCATAAGTCAACGAACGCGTACTGATGCTTGCCACGTTTGCGTATCTTCGAATAACTGTTTCAGCTTTCGGATCTACAGAAAGAGTAGTATCTACCGTATTGTTATAATGCAGTGCAATGCCTGTACTGGTTACTGTAGAAACAGATTTGCTGTCCAACACCAGATTAATACTCTTCTTATAGCCGGCAGATGCTTTACACGCCCCTTTCAAGTCAACTACCTTGGCACCTTTCTCAACCGTGATAAAGTCCTTCAGTTGTTCCTCAATCTGTTTATCGATGCTCTTAAGAGCAATCTCACCGTTCCCGGCCTTTTCCGTAGCGGCCTTGATCCGGATAAGGCTTTCCTCGATACTGTTGATGGTTTCATCAAACGTTTTCTTGTCAACCGCACTTTCGCCATTCTCTTTCTTGAAATCGCTGATCGATTTTACCGCTTCAGTAATAGATGTACGCAGATCCTCAATCTTCAGTTCATCGTTAAGGTAAGACTTGATCTTCTCTCCTATCTCCTTATCGATAGAATCAGCCAAGGCGATGTCCATCTTCTCCCATACTTTTTTGTCATCCTCAGACATTCCTTTTGTGTCAATAAGGTCCAAAAATCCTAATTTCATAAGCAATCCTGTTTTAGTTTTAATTTATTAAACATGGACTTCTTACCACGTACGTCGGCTTCCTTTGCTGGCGGATTGCTTTCCGGCCTTGCAGAAGCAAGTGACATAGCTTTAGCAATGATCCTTTGTAACTCTTGTTGTTTTATGACGTTAAGCCCTTTACATAAGACGTCGATGTCAGATACCAATTCACAATATCGGTCTTGGTAATCCTCCTCAGACTTTAATCCCAGATACTCCGTTTCACCATTAGCACCGATTGAGACAACAGAGATTTCATAAAGGACAACCTCTTTTACGATCAGACAATCTCTTCCTTCATCCCACTCACATTTCTCCCACACGTATCTATATCCAATAGAGAACTGGTTCAGTGTTCCGGATTCAAGCTGTGTCAAAGCCTGGTTGCCTCGTTCTACATCATCAATTACGGCTTCAAAATACAACCCCTTTTCATCCTCACGCAAAGCCGTCAACCGACCGATGGGTTCACTCATATCATGCATCCACAGAAAGATAATCTTGTCGTTGGCCGCACTTTCCGGTCCCCTGTCTTGGATACTTTTTGAGAAGCATCCTTTTATAAGCATATCTCCGCTCTTGTCTATGTTGCCAAATATGGCAGCATATCCTGAGATCTTACGGCTTCCGCTGTCAATGGACAGATCCTTTGTCTCAAACGAAAAGGATTTAGTCTGCTTCCCGATTCTACCTTTATATTTATTCTTCGTTTCCATAATCTCCCTTAGGTTTTTCAGGATCAATATCTATATATTCAGCTAATACGCTTCTTCCCTCGTCTCCGGTAATAAGGCCGGCCTGTTTCCCCTTAATCATGGAGTCCATCACCCGTTGCAGAACCTCCGATGATTTACTCTTATCCGCCTGCAAACATTCTACGTGTGAGAAATCAATCTTCATAATTGTACCTTCCGGGCAAACATTCTCCGTAAAAGCCTCAGCTATTATCTCTGCATTAGGTATAATCAAGTCCTGGTAACCGGCACGTTTAGCCGATTCCTGGTTCTCAAACTTACTTTCATTAAAAAGGCTCGGGTTAAGACCGATAGCATTAGCGATCTTTTCAGTACACCTCTTATCCTCTTCATGAAGTTTCAACTGGTCAGAATTATAATTCAAGGGAATCCATCCCAATTTAGCACGGGAGACAGCAATCTGGAACTGACTTTTCATCAACCCGTACTTCCGCTTGAATCTATCAAGAAGTGATTTCTGTTCGGTTGAATTCAGCGAAGCATTACCTGTCTCACTGTTATCGTTATTGTAAATGATCCCTTTGGGGCCTCCATTCGTTATCAGGGAATTACTTGCCTGCATAGAAGCCATCCAGTTAGAAACAGGGATAGACAAACTGTCTACGGCCGTACCGAACGTTATCTCATCACCTTCATTGCAAGGGATATGGATATCACTGTCGTAAATGATAAAATACTCCTCCTTGTTAAGGACCTTTTTCTCGGTTCCACACTCAACGTACGCCTCCTTGACTATTCCGTCCAGATCTACCTGGTCCAGAGATTTCCCGGTACCGGTCAGATGGAAATGCGTGGGATGGATGATCCACATCGTACGAGGAATGCCTTTCTTAAAAATACGGTTGGTATATATAGGGCAGTATCCATATGTCCGGAGGACCATTTCTATTTGAGAGAAGAAGGCGATGGAATTTTGAAGCGGATTAGGTTTCTTAAACAAGGCGGTCAGCTTCGGATCTGTGACATCGTTACCCTCTGAGTCTGTCAGGTAAACCCTTCCGTTTGCAAACATGGCTCCCACCTTCCTTATAACGGTAGCGAACGGAGTACAATACAACAAGGCGTTTTCTTTATCCATGGCTTGGGACATGTTAAAGTCCGTCTTCCAGATGGCACCTTTAGAATCAAAAAGATTGGTAAGATAGAATATATCATTACCTCTCTTCTCAACCACATTAACCTTGTCGGTCATATTCATTGCCTTTTTTGAAAACCAGCTACCCATATATGCAAAAAGAGTGGATACACCCAAAGGCGTACCCACTCCCGTTTTTATGTATTTTCGTTCTTTTATGATTTACGGTAGCATATACCTTTATATGCCGTGGATACTCTCCACTGCAAATATAGATAATA